CCACGAACCATTTCTCATGGTAAGTTCCTTTGATTTTATTTTTGTTTGCCACCTGTCCTCCTCATAGCAAGGCATGCACAGAAACCAATGCGTTTTGGGATACTTCCCCGACAGTATAGCTACATAATAACTACACTCTTTATCGCAGTGATCGCAGTAAGCTGACTTACCTTTGTTTGATTTGTAATTCACAATCTAAAGCATCAACCCAACATGATAACATGAACCCACTGGGTATTCGCTTCTGTCTTTCCCACTTACCAACTAACCCATCAGCGCATCCTACTTTATAATCCATTGCGCTTTGTGATAGTTGTAACTCATGACGCCTAGCTATTAACTGATCTAAAAGATTGTCATATGGCTTCATTTTCTTGGCGTTAGTTTCTTCTTATCTGATCGCTTATAAGTTCTCCCGTTTATTAGTAACTCAATCATGTTCCATACTTTGTTAGCAGTTACATGCTTCAGTTCAGAGCCAGCTAATGTTCTGTAGTATGTAGACGTAGGCACACCAGCTTTGATGAATGCTTTAAGAAGAGGAATCTCTGCTTCTTGTGACTTAGCTTTGAGTGTTTCATAATAACTTTGCATGCCTCCTATTACTGCGCTTATGCAGCGTCAGTCAATAGGTAGTTCTTTATTGCTTTGTCTCCTTTGTCATTAAGTTGATAGATATTAGCCTTGCCTAAACTGTAGCCTTGAACGATCCCAGTATGGATAATGTAATGTCCTTCCATTAGCTTTAATCTATTAGCTACAGAACTTACGGACATGTTAGCTATCTTAGCTATAGCATTGCTTGTTATAGTTATATGTCTTTTCTGTAGAATCTTAGCTGCAATAAGCACCTTCATTCTTCCCTTGTTCATTACCTCTGCCATCTTTGCTAGGCCATCCTTTCTTTCTGTAGCTTATGTTATGATTGATTGCATAAGTTCTTAATGTCTCATGCTTAGTGCCAAGAATAACAGCAGCCTCATATAAGGTGTAATGATTAAGTACAGAACAAAGTAACTCAACACGCTCACGTCTATGACGCGCTGCTATCTCAGGCCAGAACTCAAGGTTCAACCGTCACCTCCACATTCTTGGCATGGTTCATACCTTACATCTATATAGCCACCATTCTGATAGTCACGAACTGGTACTTCTAACTCAGTGTGACCAGCACCATAGCAAGTACCGCAATGGCTTGGTTGTTTAGCATACGAATCTTTCAATGCTTTCTTGTAAGCATCAGGGAAATCAAAAATTAATTTCATCATCTATTTCCTGTAACTGTGCTTGATCTTCCCACGCTTTGACTGCGCGTTTGATAAACTTGTTACGATTAAACTTTGGGTTGGTTGTTTCTAATTTGTCAGCCAATTCATTGATGTGTGTAGGCCAACTTAACATTGGCGCTACGTTATCAGCTATGTACTCAAGCTGCTGTCTGCTCAGTATCATCACTGCTCTCCTCATCATGCTTAAAAGTGTAAGATACTTCTTCTTCTATTGTGGGCATTAGGTTTCTATGACCTTCACCAAACAACTTAACGTCATGCTCTGACTCTACGCCCTGATGATTTAAAGAAGTAATAGTAAGTGTTCTTGCACTAAATCCTTTGAATAACTTAACACCTTTAAGGTGTATTTTAGTTACGTTGTGAATACTAAGTTCATACATGCGTGTTCTCCTTACGCTAACTCTAACCATGACTTATGTTTCATAGCTTTGATGATTGATGCCTCACGTATGCGTTTGGCATTCTCCGGTGAGCTACTACCTTCTGTGTGTGTAGCCCATGATGTTAAGCAATTATACAAAGCCCACTTGGTGTTACCTAACTGTGCTCTCTCATTATCAAAGCCACCTAATAAGTTTTGCAACTGCCTGTCATTAAACTTATCATGACTTGCCTTGTGTTGTACATTGCATACAGTCTTTTTAAAGAATGACTCTGCTTGTTCGGTAGTGACAGGTGTACTTCTGTATGCTTCCCATACTCCCTTGCTATTAAGAAACATTTCTAGACCGTCACTAATCTTATGCGCTGAACTATCTACACTTACGTTAGTTGTATGCTTGGCCCATGTCTTAGCTACAGTGTCGGCAGTGCTGCATCCATTCTTACACCAAAGACGAAAGCCTTCTGCTGATTGTTGGAATGCCCAGCTACCGTCATAACTATTGTATGCTTGTACACGGTACTTAATGTAGTCACCTACATCTGGATCATCTAATGCAATGTCATTAAAGAGAATCTCTAGCCGCATCTTAGCGCCGTTGTCTGCAACGTGTGTCTTAACAGTATAATCTGTGCTGATGTCAGCTTCTTTAACTGAGTCCATGATTGAGTTGACTGCATCGCTGTGCGTAATCAACTTGTACTTAGACTTGTGAGTGCCAAGTGATTCACCTGTATCTGTGCGTATTAAGTTACGCATCTTAGGTATCTCATTGCCACGCATATCTAAGCATGGCTCCATGTCTACGCCAAAGTCCCAATCGTTTGTATTCATTAGGTCTAACATTTAATTCTCCATTGATTGTCTACGTTGTGAAATTAAAAATTGTTGATTTCGTTTCATTGAATGAGCATCATGATTAACACGCCGCCCAATATTACAGTTATACAAACGCCGCTGATAGCAACGTCCAGCCAATCATATTTGTTCATCACCGTTCTCCATTTGTGTGTGGTGAAGGGCGACCGAAGCCGCCCCGTAGTGTCGGTGGCTTATGCCACTCTTTCTCGTAATGCGTTGATCTTAGCTACGTTGAAGTTGGTAACTTTGGGTGTGTTCTTGGGGGCCGTTGGCGTCCAAGTCTCACCGCCTGTGAGGTTGTGATAAACCTCTTTATCTGCCTTGTGACGCGCTAGAAGTTCGTCAAGCTCTGGCTCTAAAGTGGCAAGCCAGTTAGCTGACCGATTTTGGTCATAAGCGTTATCGTCTGCGGTGGCTTGGTCGTAATCTGCGAAGGCGTCAGCGATTTGCTTACGCTTGAAGTTGAGCGAGTTGTTTGATGTGTAGCAAGCATCACGACCGAGACTGATGAGGAACTTTTCGTTGATGATGCGACCTCCGACTTTGTTGTCAGGGTTATTATTAGAATGTGTATGATATTTAATAACTGCCAGTTTCATGTCAGCTAGTGTAGGTTGTGCTGTTTTCTGTGTCATCTCTAGGCTCCAAGTTGTCTTGTTGCGAGGATCATCCCCGCAACGAGGACTTCATGCATGATCTCCAAACGACCAGCTTGCTGGTTGCTTGACGTTCGCCAGTACCAATTTGTCTCGCGAGGAATGCGACGAAGGAGCAGGGGAAATAGGTACTTGCGAATGTTTTGGTGGCCTGCAATGAACAAACGAGTGCGGGGCTGACCGCAGTAACGACTTGGAGGTGCAGAGATGATGGAGTGAAACAGAGCGACAGGAACGACGCTGACGTGAAGCTGGGAGTTGTGCGTTACAGTATGTGTTTAGTATGTTCTACTTTAGGGTGAGTAAACGTAGAATCCGTCAATAGCAGAATGACTGTGCATTGGTATAGGTTTGTGCAACATAGTTTAGTAGGGATTGACTCGCACCTCTCAGAACCTCTAAGGAATGGGGGGAGAGGGTGAGGGGGGTTCTTAACAGGAGTTTAAATGATAGAACAACGTAAATTAACCAAGAAACAGAGCAGCCTTGTGGATACGCTTGTAGCGACAGGATGCACATTGCGCGAAGCTGCAACACAAGCAGGATACTCCGAAGGCGAATCAGGAAGAGTCACAGCAAGCAAAACTGTAAGGCTCCCGCATGTGCAGTCTTACATGATGCAAAGAATCAACGAACAGTTAGGAATGAATGCTACTGTAGCAGCAGCACGAGTCATTAACTTGGCTACAGGGGCTAGATCTGAGTACGTACAGCTAGAGGCTAGCAAGGATATATTAGACAGAGCTGGCTTCAAGCCTATAGATCGTAGCCAAGTGCAAGTAGCTGGGGACATTAGAGTTAGCATTGACCTTGGCTAGGTAGGGGGTACCCAAAAACCAGTGAGTAGTAAGTAGCTAGTAGTCCCCCACACACATGGTTATTCACCAAAGTACCTTTTCATAAACATTATTTTAGTTTAGGGGTTTTAGGGAAAGAGGAGATTGATATGGCTGAAATTGAGGCTTGGGCTGATGTGAAGACGATAAAGAAAGCTAACACGTATTTGCGTTGGCTTGCTCGTCGGATTAGTAAGTTAAAGGGGAATGCAAAGGGCGAGATAAGTGTTTTCCAGCATGATGAGAATCGGTCCGAGCGCATGACTAGGGGCGAATACGCTAAGGAGTTACGGCGTGACAAGGCTGAGCTTGAAGAGCGCAAGATTGAGATTAAGCAAGAAGATAAGCAAAAGAAGAATTTAGATGCTGCACGTAAGGGAAGGGCCCTGAGATCCAAAACAGACCCAAATACTGGCGAGCGCTTGGATGCTGGCCGTGGTGCTAATCGTGACGCAAATATAGGCAAGGGTAAAAAGCCCCGAAGGAAGGTGGGCGGCGGTCGTGCAGCTGCGGCAATTGATTCTAGGCGCGGTGGTTTAGCCAAGTCT